GACACACTCGCCGCGATGCCGACGATCACACCCGGCCACGGGGCGTGGTACGAGTCCACGACGTTCTCCGCCGCGGAGGCGACCTGCAGGACGGACAGTTGCACGTTGGACTGGGACGCCGCCACGTTGTCCTGGGAGAACAGCAGCGGAACGATCGGGTACGGGGTCGGGTTGAGGCGCTGCACGTTCAGGCCCACGGCGGGGTTCTCCTCACGGTGCGGGGCCGGCACCCACTGGGGAGGAGGTGCCGGCCCCGGTCATGGATAGTCGGGGGGCTGAGACGGGTTAGGGCAAAGTTACGTTGTACAAGCCGGACGCCCATTCGATGCCCGAAGCCGCCCCAGTCGGGGTGAACCGGCCCACAGCCAGACGCAGTGACCAGATCAGACGGGTCTGGTCACGCCCAGGCAGGCGCTCGGTCTCCATTTGGACCCGGCGGCGCCAGCCGGCCTTGAGGCCGCGGCGGTTGAACGCCGACACCTGACCCTTGACGTTGTTGGAGCCGGTGGTGGACAGCTTCCCGTCGGCCTCGGTGCGGCCCTGCGCCATCGACACGATCAGCGGGTGCATGCCGATGCGGGACACCTCGCCGGTGAGGACAGTCGCGCCGGTGCCGTATTTGTCCACCGTGATGACCTCGTCGAGCATGGCGATCTGGTCGGCGGTGCGCGGGTCCGACACGTACACCATGTCGGAGGCGATGGCCGGGTGGGACCAGTCGTGCAGGTAGGTGTCGTCGACCATCAGGCCGCGGAGCCGGTTGAGTTGCGCCCAGGTGACCGCCCCAGCGGCGTCGATCTTGTTGTTGGTGTTGTCGACGATCCAGGCGTGGCGGATGCCGTCCTGCGCCAGGTAGTGCTTGGTGTCGGCGGGGTCCGCGTCATCCAAGTTGATGTTGCCCGTGCCCGCGTTGGTGGTGTCGCCGTTGAGGACCAGGCTGTCGCTGTAGTGCTCCATCGACAGCCCGGCCTGGCGGCGCAGGAACGGCAACCACGGGATGATCGAGTCTTCCTCCATCTCACCGGAGAACATCTGGTGGATGATGAACTTCGACGGGGTCAGCTGCACCCGGTTCGACCCGGTCGGCGACGTGGACTCCCCGACGAACAGCATCTCCGGGATGTCCACCTCAACCGGCACGTACGTGGTGGCTTCCTGCATTTCGAACGAGTCGAGCAGGGAGAAGATCCGCGAGTCGCGGCGGGCGGCCGCCCACAGTTCGCCCACGTACTGGGCGCCGATGAGCTGCTGCCCGTAGCCGGACTCGGCGGTGTCCATGGCGCGCAGCGCCCGCTCGTACGCCACTCCGTCGAGGCGGCCGGTGCGGCGCATCTCGGCGAGGTTCCGCTCGTCGTCGGCCCGGGCCAGGGCGGTGGACAGGTACCGGCCGCCGGAGATGGCCTCGAACGTGCGGACGAGCTCATCCGACGGGGGCGTCTTCGCGATCCGGGACGCGTACGCGGCCTGCATGATGTCGTGGAGCATCTCCACGTCGCAGGCGTCCAGGCCGAGCCGGGCGTACTTGGTGCCCATCATCTCCGGCGCCGGCTTCCCGAACCGGATCTTCCGGACGTAGTCGGCGCCGCCGTCGGAGGCGAGGAACTCCTGCAGGTTGGTGCGGATGAGGTCGGTGAGCCGTTCGTCGGAGGTCTGCTCGGAGACCTTGTCGTCGACGGCGGTGAGGCGCTGCCGGATTTCGGTGCCCAGCGCGTCCAGGGTGAGCTCTTCGCTCATTTGCTGCTCCCGGTCAGGTTGAAGGCCGCGAGGACGTCCCGCGCAGCGGTCGGATCGATGGCCGCGGCGCGGGCCGCGGAGTCTTCTTCTTCGGTGCCGGCGTTGCCGGTGGTGTCCTCGTCCGGCTGGTCGGGGCCGGGCTCGGTGACAGGGGCGTCAGGTTCGTCGGCGCGGGCGGCGAGGATGTTTCCGAACGCTGCGGCGATGGCGCGGCCGAGGGCGGCTTCGTCCACCTGGGCGACGATCGGACCCGCCTCAAGCACCGTCCCGGCGGCGGGCAGGCCGTCGGGGTCGAGTCCGAGGCGGGCCAGCTCGGCGCGCACCGCGGCCCGCAGTTCGCTGCCGGTGCTGTCGGCGTCGGGGTGTTCCTGCTCGTCGTAGAGGGCGACGAGTTCGCGGCCGAGGGCGCGCAGGCCGGTGCGGCGCCGTTCGGTCAGGGCGTCGGGGTCGGAGCCGACCGGCACGATGGACAGTTCGGTCAGGTCGTAGAACGCGTTGTCGCGCAGGTAGTCCACGGTCAGCCGACGTTCGTGGAGGGGTTGCCCGTCCTCGTCGACCCAGTCCCAGCCGACGGAACAGCCGCGGATGACGCCGCGGCGCACCTTCGACTCGATCGTGACGGCGAAGGGGTCTTCCTGGTCGAACGTGACGGGCATGCGGAGCCTGTTGGTGAGGATTTCGGTGGTGGCGTTGCCGATCGGCGGCAGCTTGTGATCATGGCACCAGAGCACCGCTGGGTTCATCCGGAACCGATCGGTCTTCCAGCCGGAGGCCCGGAGGTCCAGTCCATCCCGCTTGACTCCGGGCGTTGAGGCGACGAAGGGAATCGGCGAGCCGGCGGGCTCGTCCCTCCACGCGCGTTCGCCGCCGGTGTCGCTGTAGGCGCGGGCGTACTGCAGGGTGCGGTCGGCCACGGTCGCTCCAGTCATGACAGGTCGCCGAGCCGGCGAAGCAGGTTGGTGGTGGTGTCGCCCCGGCCACGCTGGTGCGGGGTGTGGGTGCCCGGTGTGGGTGCGGTGTCCCGGTAGCCGTATTGGGTGAGGTCGAAGGTGCGGCCCATCAGCCCGGCCAGTTCGGCGTCGAGGTCTTCGGCGGGTTCGTCGGTCCGGTCGGCCAGGCCCAACTCGACGGCTTCGCGGGCGAACAGCCACGTTTCGGCGGTCATCAACGCCCGCCATTCGGCGAGGGTGCCGCCGGCTTTCATCCGGTACCGGTCGGCGAGGTTGTCGGATTGCCGGTTGAGGAAGGTGGCCATTTTGGTGAGGTCGGCGGCGTTGCCGTCTACGACCGCAGACGCGTCGTGGATCATCATCTGTGACGCGGGCATCATGACGACTTCGTCGCCGGCGACGGCGATGATGGATGCGGCGGATGCGGCGAGGGCGTCGACGTAGCAGATGACGTCGGCGGGGTGGTGGCGTAGCGCGTTGTGGATGGCGACGGCGTCGAACACGGACCCGCCGGGGGAGTTGATCCGGACGTGGATGGTGGGGGCGGTGACGTCCTGCAACTCGCGGATGAGCTGGTTGGCGTCGATGCCCAGGCTGCCGCCGATTTCGTCGAAGATGAACACCGTCGCGGTGGCGTCGCCGCTGCCGCCGCCGGCCGGGTCGTGGCCGAAGTTGCGGACGGTGTACCAGGGCAGCCGGATGTTGCGCAGGTCGGCGACGGCGACGTTTTCCCGCAGGGCGTGGTCGATGAGCCGGTCGCCGGTGCGGGCCAGCCGGCTGGCGAGGCGCCGCAGGTGGGGGCTTTCGGACACGTTTGTCGCACCTCAGCTTCGGGGGGTTGAGTGGGGCGGCGCCGCGGTCGGCCTCAAGCGGGCTGGTCAGTGTCCCGGCCGGTAACGGAACGGTCGCCGTTACTCGTCGTTTGTCGAAACTGGTCGTCGTTTGTCGAAGGTTCGCACTGGGTCGCGTCAGCGCGTATTAGCGCGTATTAGCGCGTCATTCCAGAGGCCAATGGTTCCGGTTGTTTCCGGTTGTTTCCGGTTAACCTTCGACCGGGCGCATGCCACTTGACCAGGATGTTCGCCGATCTTCTCTAACTCTGGTGCCCTAGCTGGAAGCTGGCGCACCAGAGTTTCGCGCTAGGGCACCAGAGTTGGGCGGCACCGGCTTGGACGCTTCTTGACATGGCGCGTAGAAGGGTCGATAGTTCGCACCGAACCCCGTAGAGGAAGGACCCGGACCAGTGGCCGGTAATACAAGCGCGCCCTCATTCAGCGAACGCAAGGCTGCCGGCGACGGGCACGAACACCGCGTCCGGGAGGAACTGGAGCGCCGCGGCTGGACGGTGTCCCCGTACGGGCAGGTCGTCCTCGCTGACCCGATCCGCCGTGCACTCCAGGCCAGCCAGTCGCGGAAGCGGTGGGATGCGGACCTTGTTGCCGCGCACGGCTCCACCGTCTGTCTCATCGACGCGAAAAGTTCGATGCGCGGCGAGGACGCCTGGACGTACCACGTTTCCCGGAAGGCGCTCCGGGCCGGAAGGGACATGGCGGCGTTCTTTGACCTGCCGCTGTACTACGTGTTCGCCAACCTCGGCGTGGCCACGCCGACGGAGGTGATGCAGTTTTGCCGGCTGACCTGTCTGGGTGAGGCCGGCGGCTATGTGTCGTTCGGGTCTGGCCTGCTGCGCCCGTTCGATGACGTGTTCGGCGGGCATGAGCGGCTGGCCGGGCTCCGCCTGGCGGCGTGAGCGTCAGCGCAGCGCGTGGCCGTTGACCCGACCGCCATCGCCGAACGCCTCGGAGATGAGCCGGCGGGCGGCGTGGTGGTCGACCAGCCGGCCCTCCTCGGGCGGCTCCACCGTCTCGCCTTTGGACTGGGCGGGCTGGGCGGCCGGGTTGGTTTCGTCGTCGGGGAGGCGCAGGTCGTCCGGCAGCAGTTCCGACCCCTCGGGCAGGAGGAGGGACTTGCCGTCGTCTTGGACGGTGGCCTTGTTGACCGGCAGCCACGGCCGGTCGCCCCACTTGACGGCCGGCATGCCGTTGCGGGCACGCCATTCGTTGATGGTGATGGCGCCGCGGTCGAGTGCTTGGGCGTCGCGCATCCACGTTTCGGTGCGGGACTCCTGCAGCGCCGGCACCTGCGAGTAGTCGTATTCGCAGTGGTCGGGTGCCTGCCGCCCCCAGAGGGGGAGGTATTGCTCGCGGACTTCGGCGGCGCGTAGGTCGGCGTCGGGGACGAGGCTGTGCGCCCACAGGATTTTGGTGAACCCGTCAACGTTGGCCAGGGTCGCCGAGCTGGTGTCGTTAAGTAGGGGGACGGGGATGCCGTAGGCGTTGGCGACCTGCCGCAGGGTGAGGTTGAGGCCGGTGGCGAACTCGGCGTCCCGCGGGCTCATGGCCATCTGGTTGAACTTGGCTTCGTATCTCAAGACGGCCCATTTGTGGGCTTTGTCAGCCCCCGCGAACCGGCGTTCGAGCATGTCCGCCAGGTCCGACGCCTGCTCCTGGGAGAAGGTCACCTTGTTGTCGGCTGGGCTGATGGTGCCGGCGATCTGCAGGCCCTGCCGGAACAGCTTCTCGTTCGACTTCATCATCGCCGCGGCCGCGTCCGCCGCGAGCCGGGCCGCGGCCAACGGGCTGAGCGGCGAAAACTCGTCGATCGGATTGGGGTAGCGGTGCCACACCACCTCATGCGGGGCGAACGGGATCGCCTTCCCGCCGTGCGCCGGCTCGTACAGGTAGCCCTTGAGGTAGTTGTGCTCATCCGGGACAGGCTTCACCCGGGACGGCTTCAACCACCAAATCTCCGCCGGCTTACCGTCGGATCCCGGCTCGAGCGCCCAGAACGTCTGCCCGTGCAACCCCATCGCCAGCTCGTCCATGCGAGCCAACCGGACCTCAGTCCAGAAGGGGTTGACGTAGCGGAGCAGCCGGGCCGCCGGATGGGTCGGCATGGCCTTCTTGGCTTCGTCGTCGCCGCGGTAAAACCTGAGCCGCAGCGACGACATGAGCCGGGCCCGCAGCGACACCGCCGCGAAAATTTCGTTACTGGTGACGCTGTAATCAGCATATTCCTCAGGGGAGAACTGCGACTGGTCGTGTCCCATCGAGGCGGAGCCGAGGGGAACGGCGCCGACACCGACCGGCCACGCCCGGTTGCCCTTGCGCCGGTCCGCTTCCCGTTTCCGGGCGGCGACCCGCTCGATCAGACCCATGCGCTGCTGTCGTCCTTGCCGCCGGCGGCGTGCCATCCGGCGCCGAACGCGGCAACCGTCCAGGAGATCGCCCAGCCGGCCGCCCACCAGGCCCGCACCCAGCTACGGGCGGCCAGCCGGGCCCCGGCTGCCGCGAGGAACGGGCCGAGCATCAACACCCACAGCAGCGCCCGCACCGCCGCGAATCCAGCCTGCCGTGCGGCTGCGGCGACCGTCTTGCGCCAGGGGTAGGTGCGCCAGGCGCCGGTCCACAGCCACAGCGAGGCGGTGTCGACGCTGCTCGTCAGTGATGTCATGGCGTGACCTCCCTCGGCGGCTGCGGCCCGGCGGGCTGGTGACAGGAACACACACACGCGGCGGGGCAGAACTTGCAGGTGGCCGCTGTTTTCGGGTTGCCGGTGATGGCGTGGTCACAGCGACAGTGGTTGTGGTCGTCGTGCAGACAGGAGGTGGACAGGTACAGGTGGGTGCCGTCTGCGGTGAGCAGTACCGCCCGGATCTGGGCGGCTAGGTCGGCGGTCATACCGCGAGGGCACCGACGAGCTCGGTGGGGCCTTCAACTGGCCGGTTGTGGTAGCCGGCGTGCCCCCACAGGGCGAGGGTGGCGGCGACCAAAGGGCTGATGTCGACGGAGATGCCTTGGCGGGCCCACGCCCACGCGTCACCCAACGGCCTCTTCATCGCCCCCGCCGCAGCCGCCGTCAGCGCCGGATGGTTGCGGTAGCGGATGGTGCGGTCCTCCACCTTTTCGCCGCAGACACCTTGGTAGAACTGGCCGGCGGCCTGGGCGGCGTTGCGGACGGTCGGCTTCACCAGTTCGCAGGTGATCCCGGTCCGGGCGGCGAGTTCTGCGAGGGCCTGCTCGAGCGGCGCCAGCAGTGTCCCGGCGGGCCCGGCGGCGTCGACGACGACGGCGCAGGGCCGCCACTTCTCAACCCGCTCGACCAACCAGGGGACGGCCCAGGTGGTGCCCCGGTCGTGCGCGACCAGTTCGACGTGGCGCAGTTGGTAGGTGAGGCAGTCCGCGCAGTCCGGGTCCATGCCGTCGGGGTGGGCGTCGCACGGCCGTTCCCGGATGCCGCCGGCCTGATGCCCGGCCACCGCGATGGCTGCCCATTTGCTGTCGGGAGTGACGTCGACAGCGAACGCGACGGGGTCGGTGGGGGTGGACGCCTCATCGCAGGCCCGTTTCCACGGATCCTCTGCGATGACCTGCCAGCCGGCGAGGCTTTCAGTGTCGGCAATGTTCAAGTTCGCGCGCCTGAACTCCGGCGCCTTCATCGACTTCTGGTCGGCGGCGACCGCGCTTTCGGTGATGGTGTAGCCGAGCGCCGGCATGCACGTCCGCCACGTGGTCGGGTCGTCCGGTGCGGCCTTCGGATCGGCGGACCATTCGAAAAACGCGATGCCTTCGGTCACGCCGGCGTCCACCAAAGCCCGGCCGGTCTCCACCTTGCCGAGCAGATAGGCGGAGGTGCGTTTCCCGGCGGTGGACATCCACCACAGCTGCGCATCGTCGCGGGTCAGCATGGCCGGCTTCATCGCCTGCTCAAGCCGGTCATCGATGTGGGCGAACGCCTCGTCGATGATGCCCAGGTCGAGGGTTTCGCCGTGGCCGGCTTTCTCGGTGGACGACGTGATGCCGATCTTCGACCGGTTCTTCCAGATCAGAGCCTCGGACCCGTTGGTCATGCGGGTGCGGTACCGGCCTCGCAGCTTCGACGCGTCAAGGATCGGCAGGTGGTCGTCCTCGAGCTTCTTGCGGGCGTCGTTGCGGGTCTGCGCCGTGTAGATGATGTTCTGCCGGCGGCGGTGCCCGAACCCGAGCGCGCGGTGCACCATCAACGAAAGGATCAACGCGGTCTTGCCAGACTGGCGACTGACGGTCAGACCGACCTCGCGGTAGACGGGCAGGCCCGTCGCCGGGTCAAGTTCGAGGGCTACGTCGACGACGTACTGCTGCCACGGCATCAGGGTGAACCCCAGCAGCTTTGCCACTTCGGCGACCTTCGGCCCGAGCGTTGGCCGGCTCAACGTTCTTGGGGTGCCCCACCGCGGGGGGCATGCCAGCCCCGACGGGTGATCCGAGGCTTGCGATGGCGGCGGCGGTTTCGTCGTCACCCTCGCCCTCCTCGCGGATGGCCTGAATGGTCGCCCGCAATTCCTTCGCCAGCGGGCCGTACGCCATCCCGGCGACCCGGTCGTCCATCAAATTGGCCAGCCGGTAGGCAAGCTCGGCCAGGCCGGGTTGGATGCCTTCGAGTTCGCCGAGGCCCTCAATGTCTTGGCGGACCTGCGCCTCCACCGGCCCCATGTCTTCGTCGGCGCCGGCCCCCGGTTCGGGGCGGTAGGTGCGGGTCATGTCACCTCACCACGGCCGGGACTGGGAGGCGTGCTGCGGGATGCCCAACTGGGCGCCGCGTTCCTGGTTGCATTTGCGCAACCGGCCGTCGGGTTTGCGGGGGCAGAACAGGCAGCCGTCGATGCCGTGCGCGGGGCGCATCAGAGCTTCGTCGACGGGCTGGTCCGGCCACACGGCGAGGGGGATGAGGTGGTCGGTGTCGTTGGAGCCGGGGTGGCCGCAGATGTGGCAGATGTCGGAGGCGGTCAGGACGTGTTCGCGGGCCGTCCGGTAGCGGTGCCCGGACCGGCCGACGGACGACACTCTGGCCGCCTCCACACCGAGGGTTAGCGGATGGCGGGGAGGATCGCGTACGCGGTGAGCCAGCAGGCCATGCCCAGCCAGCCGAGGTTGACGCGGGGATGCCCGACGTTGATACCGGCCAGGATGAGCAGGACCAGGCCAGCGATGTAGAGGACGAGTTGAAGGACGGACATGGTTTGGCTCCCTCGCTGCCGGGGGTAGTGGCGGTGGCGAGGGCTTGGGCGCCCGGGGTTGGACCGGCCCGCCGTCTGCACTGTCGCGGCGGCGGGCCGTCGGGGGGTAAACGAGTCTGGGGGGTGTGGCCCCGCCGTCCCTCTTATCGCACCGCCGCGGTGGCGTCGGCTTCAGTAGGACGGCGGGGCCATCTTCACCCACCCCTGGGTGTGCTTTTGGTCAGGCGTTGTACGGGTGGGCGTGCCCGGCGGCCAGAAGTGCCTGAGCATAGTCGGAGCCGTCGGGCAGGGTGATGTCGCCGACGGTGCGGCCGTACTTGTCCAGTTGGTACGAGGTCAGGACGACTTGCAGCCCTGCGGGCAGCAGCGTAGCGGCGAACCCCAGCGCGGTGCGGCCTTCCGCCGTCTCCCGTTCGGGGGAATTCACGCCGCGGATCCGGACCGTGGTAGCCACAGAGATCCGCCATCCCAGGTCGCACGCGACCACGCAGGTGTCTCCGTCGATCACGCGGACGACGGTGGCGGGGACGGTCCACTGGTCCACGCCGGCCGCCTTCCTGGGGGAGAAGGGGAACGCCCCGCACTGGGGGGTGGCGGGGCGTTCAGCGCGGCCGGATGGGCTACGCGGCGGGGTTGCGCCTTGCTGCGGGCATGGCGATCCACGGCGAATGTACCGGTCTCCGTCGGGTTGATGCCAGCAGGGTCACGTTGTTCGGCGTTTCGCGTGTCGCGTCCGGGCGACCGTGGCGGCTGCTTCCAACACTTTCCCGGCGAGGTAGGTGCGTTCCCGGCCGCGCATTTTGAACCTCGGGAGTAGCGGCGTGCCGGGCTGTTCGGGGTGTTCGAGGCAGGCCCAGTCGCGGATGGTGCGGGGGGTTTGGTTGACCAGTTCGGCTGCTTGGGCGGTGGTGACCTCCGATTCGGGGTCGACGATGTCGGGCCGGTCGAGCATCCACGTTTCGCCGTAGCCGACGGCGGTGGCGTCGCATTCGTCGCGGAGTTGCCAGTTGTTGACGCCGAGCGCGGCCCGGTACATCATCGCCACCTTCCGGGCGCGGGTGGCAGCGTCGTCGGCGGGGTACGGCCACCGTCCGGGCGGCTGGCGTGGCTGCCGGTCCAGGTCAGGGTTCATGCGGCGTCCGCTGATGTGTCGTCGCCGTGCAGGGCGGGCCAGACCAGGGCGCGGACGTACTGCTCGTAGTGGGCGTACGGCCGTCCGTTGCCGCACACCGCGCAGTACACCTGCGGCTCATCCCGCTCCGACTTCGGTTCGGACCGGTACAGCGGCCCGTCCACGTCGGGGATCTTCCTGGCGCCGCAGGTGGGGTGCGAGCAGTCGCCGTTGACCCAGAACGTCCTCACAGTCCGGCCGAGCATCGCCTTGCACCGTTGGTGCAGCCGGACGATGTGCTGGCAGGCGTCCACCCCATCGACCAGTTGCGGCGCGTCTTCACACCCCGACGGGCGGATCATCGTCGCCGGGATGGCGGCGAGCTGCGGCACCCGGACAGCCAGGGTGGCGACGGCACGCTGGACGGCCAGGCCGGGCCGGACCCGGCCGTCGGGGTGTCGGGCGAGGCGGTGCCGTTCCCGGACCAGCGTCTCCCACACCATCAGCACCCACCGGATCTCCTGCTGCAACGCCTCCGGTCCGCCCTTGACCGGCATGTGCGGGTCCGACGACCAACCGGGCTGCCCGGTCAACGACTGGCTGAGGGTGGGCAGTTGCAGCTGTTCGAGGTCGAGCCAGGCCGGCAGGAGTGCCCGGAGGTGGTGTTCGACGTCGGCGAGGCACGCCGGGCCGAGCCGGGTGCCCGCAGCGGCGGGTTCGGGCTGTTTCGTGGCGGGGTTGTATGCGCGGCAGGCTGGCCCGTTGGCGCACGCCGTTCCGCCGCCTGGCTGGTTTTGTCCACTCATCGGGGTGATCTCCGTTGGCGCTGGTGGCTGCTAACTTTGTGATCACTCCGGGAGGGGTTTGCACGGGTTGAGGGACGGTGGGTAGGTCCGGCGCTTTGTCGAGGGGTGCCGGACCCTACGCCTCACCCCGGCCGATCGGATTCGGCTGCGACGGGCTGCCAGTCGGTGGCTGTGGTGGTGACCTCCCGGAACAGCTTCGTGACGGTCGCGCCGGGCGGGCGACGCAGCCCGATCAGCGGCGCCGCGAGCGGGTCATCGTGCAGGTAGGGGCCGTTGTCGGAGATCCGCCCGTCGACGGTGGTGACCCGGTACATGATCTCCGTGTGGGTGTG